TTATGTTTGTCAATCAGCAAAATGTATATTATAGGGTTCAATAATAACGATTGACAACCAAAAACAAGTGTGTTAAACTATGAACACTTACTTTATATTCGTGGACATAACGGTAAATAGTTAAAAGCAGGGTAGTACATATGAAAAAACGTACCAGAAGTATATTAGATGAGTTGAGAAACATTGGTAGAATCAATGATACCGAAGCCTTTATCGAAACAACAGGCTCCAATATTATTGAAAGTGCTGTCAACTTGCTCAACACCATTAGAGAGAATTATCCTGAAGAACAGGCAGTGGAGTTAGAAAGACGTTTTTTAAATTCTATCCGTAACAAAGAAGCAAAAAAGTTTCAAGTTGGTGTCAAAAAAATAATTGAAAGTAAAAAGTCAAATGATGATTCTTAAAGAAGGTGGCAATGTTTTTAAAGATCCTAATGGACAATTAGCCACTCAAAGAATCAATCAAGCAGATGTGGCTCCCACACTAGCCTGGTTGGAAAAAATTGTTGGTTTAGACCTACAAGGCAACGCACTGGGCACAACAGGCAAGGCTCCCACATCAGGAGATTTAGATGTTGCCATAGATCAATCAAAAACTTCAAAAGATCAATTGGCAGACAAATTGAGTCAGTGGGCGATACAGAACAAACAAGATCCTAAACTGTGGGTTAAGAAAAGCGGAATATCAGTTCACTTTAAAACTCCCATCAGAGGCAGTGCCAAGAATGGATATGTACAAACAGATTTAATGTTTGGTGATCCAGACTGGATGCGTTGGAGTTTACAAGGTGGTGAACCTGGATCGGAATACAAAGGTGCAGACAGACACGTGATGATGGCTTCTATTGCCAAGCCACTTGGATACAAATGGAGTCACAAAGCAGGACTGTTGGACAGAGAGACCAATGAAGTGATCACAAAGGATCCCAACAAGATTGCTGAATTACTTTTAGGTAAAGGCGCCACAGCCAATGATCTCAACACTGTGGAAACCATACACGCAAAAATTAAAGGAAGATCTGATTACGATCAACTGGTGGCTGATGTGAAAGATTCATTTGCCAAGATGGGTAAAACATTGCCTGAAAGTATTACAGGTCCAATCAGTTGGTTCAGAACAATGATCAACAGATTGAAAATATGAGACTGGTAGAATTCAAAGAAACAGATAGAAAAAATCTAGCATTAAAAGAATCAAGAATTCAACACGCAGAAGATTTAATTTTCTGGGAAGGCTCACGTGGTGCGTCAAGAGCCATTCAACAGTTGGAGCAACTGACCAAGAGCACACAATCACTCACAATCAAATGGGATGGTTCACCTGCTGTGGTGTTTGGAAGAAATCCCAACGGAGAATTCATATTCACTGACAAAGCAGGCTTTGTGGCAAAAAGTTATGATGGCAGAGCAACCAATCCAGAAGACTTAAAAGGTGTAATCACATCTAGAGGCAAAGATCCTACAAAGAAAAAAGCACAGGCACAGTATGCCGCCAAGATGGCTTCAGTGTTCAACACTGTGGCAGAAGCAGTGCCAGAAAACTTCCAAGGATATTTTGTGGGAGATATGCTGTATTTTCAGACTCCTAAAAAAGCAGGCAACAATTTTGTGTTCAAACCCAATGTGGTTGAATACAGAGTGAATGTGAACAGCGACATAGGAAAAAAGATAGCACAAAGCAAAGTGGGAGTGGTGATACATCACACCATGACTGAAGATGGAAAAATACTACCCATCAAAGATTTAGACATGATTCAAGGTTCAGTGTTGGCAATACCACCAACCACTGTGAACAAGAAAGAATCAATTCAAGTTAAAGGGTTGGATCAATTGAAGTCATTGGTACAAAACAGTGGAGCAGACATTGACAAACTGTTGAACAAAAACAAATTGACTCAGATGAAATTGACAGATATGCCCAACATATTGTACACCTATACCAACAGCAAAGTGGACACAGGATTAACAAGACTGGGAGAAGATTTTATACAATGGTTGCAGAACAGTTCTGTGAGTGCACCTAAAAAAGCACGTATCACAGAATATGTGAAAGGCAACATGACAGCATTCAGCAAACTGTGGGTTTTGGTTGGCGGAATAATGAAAGTGAAAGACAACATCATACAACAGTTGGACACAGCACAAGGAGATATCTCAGCCACCATCAATGGAAAACCAGGCGGAGAAGGTTATGTGTTGGGATCACCAGAAGGCAACATCAAATTGGTCAACAGATCCGGCTTCACTAAAGCCAACAGAGCGATAAATAGATAAGGAGAACACAATGAAAGCAAAAGAGTTTATTAAAGAGTTTAGAGATATTGATCCAGCAGACGATCCAAATGCAGGTATGGACAAAGAATTCAAGCAGGATTCCATATTCAATCAATTGGGCAAGATATTGGACAGTAGAGGCAATCCAAATCCATTAGACACAGTTGTGACTGATGATGGCAAAAAGTTCAAAGTTTCTATGAATCAAGCCACAATGTTGAGAAGATTGTTGACTGCTCCAAGTGTAAAACCACAAGTCAAGGCACAGTTCACAAAAGATCTACAACAGAGTCAAACACTTGAGAAGTTTTTACAATCAAAAGACATGGTAGAGTTGTTTATTTCTATGTACAATGTAGAACAATCTGAGCCAAGTCATTACGACAAATTCGACGATTAACCACAGGATTTGTCTGTTCAAATTATGACGACAAAACTTACAGAACCAACTGAAAACACATTGGACTTTTTGAGTTCACTGTTTGAAGCACGTATGACTCGTGACTCCGGTGACCACAAAGTGCTCACGTACACAGACTGTTCAGAAAGACTGTACATTACACTGTTGATATTACAACTGCTTAATCAATATCCTACGTATAGACAACTAGCATCTAGATATGCCAAAGATACCAAACATTCAAACTACAACAGATTCAGAATGTATTCAACTGACCTATACAATTTTGTGTATTTTGTAACAGGTGATGATGAAGCACTGAACAAATTAAAAGATCCAGAGGGTGCGAAAAAAATTAGAAAAAACATTACATTTCCGGTGATGGGATTCAACAGATTTTTGACAGAACTTCAAACAGGCATTGTCGGCAAAGGAAATCTTCAGTTGTTTTTGAATATAGAAAGCAAACTTAAAATCAACAATACCAGTTATAAAACAATTCGTAGGGATCTGTTCAACTGGTCCACGGTGAATGAAAGAAATCAAGCAGAAGCAGTTACAAAACTATTGTTTGCCGCAAGAGCCAAACTGAGAAATTCTGACATCATAGATGACATAGAAAAATTAGCATCTGATCGTAATTTAGAAGTTAGTCGTGTCAAAGACAATGAACCTAAAATTAGTACACCAGACATTTCAACAGCAAGTCAAGATATTGCTCTGTATAGATACTTGGTTGGAGCAGAAAATTTAATTGGTGTGAAACGTTTTTTAGAGTATGCCATGTCTGGTAAAAGTATTCCTAACACCATTGTGAAAGCATATCTACCTGCCATAAAAATAATTGATGATTTGGTTCAAGCAGGTCCAGGATATGTGTCTATGTTACGAGCACTAGCCACTAGAGCCCAAAAACAAAAGAAATAATATAGTAGCACACATATCTTACCAAAAATCACTAAATAATTACAACCAATCCACTGAGCGTGGATGGCCATTAAAAAGAGAAAAAAAGGAGAAAAACAATGGCATCATTAACAACTAATGCAAAAGCAAAAGCAGGTAACGGTTTAGGTGGTAGAACTATCATCGCAACTGTAACTGGAACTGACGACACAAACGTTACTCAAGCAGAGTTAGACGGTTTCGTTAGAGGTGTAACATCAGGCGAAATTGCTGGATCACCAGCACAAACTGATGCTTTCACAATAGCAGGTATCACAGGAACAGCAGACGGAGCCTCAGGCGCTGTATTTGTTGCTATACAAGGTACAGGTACACTTCAAGTAACTAAAGGTGACTACTTTGCCAACGTTAAAGCGTTAGCAACTGCAACTTTCGACCAAGCGTAATTTTTGGTTAGAACGAACACGAAAAGAGCGTTCAGGAAACTGGACGCTCTTTTTTTATGACTTATAAGTAAGAGTGCTAGGAACAACAGCACATGAGATACAAAATACTATCATTACTGGACATCACAAAAACAATGGCTCGACGCAAAGATCGTACTCAGGACGAAAAAGCAGTCGATCAATTTGGCAACTACATGACATTTGAAAACTCTCTACAGTTAAGATCCAATGTGAATATTGTTTCCAGTCCTGCGGCTGAAAAGATGGACATCAGCAATTTGAAATTTGGTGAGGCCTACAAGGGTGAACACACAGTTTGGACCACAGTGATAGAACCAGATTTTCCAGATGCTGTTAAGCAAGAATTCTTAGAAGAAGACTTTGATCTGATACCCATGATCATAGGACTGGATGAAACTATCAAAATAAAAACTGGTGTGTTCAGAACCACAGATCCAGATTACACCAATATTTTATTCATTAAACAGATAGATAATGAAGCATAGAACAGTATAAATAAATGTATAAGGCACAATTAGGCACAGTCAATAGGCATCTTCCACGAGCAATACAATTGATAAACTAACCGGAAGAAAGAAAAAAATGGCCACTGAGCTGGAAAAAACGAATCTAGAAGCACACGTTGAT